GATGGACTCCTCGGTGGTCGGCTCCTTGGAGGGCTCGTTGCCCTTCTCCAAAGATTCGATCCGCTGGTTGACCTCTCCGAGGGTCTTGTTGACGGGTTCCAGGGCGGCCTCAATGGCCTTCTGAAGTTCCTCTTGAGTCACGTCTTCTTCACCTCCGTTCTTGGAAATATCTCCCGACTGGTCGCCCTCCGCCCGCTTGGACATGGCCTGGGATACGAGGGCAAGGATTTTGGTCTTGAACTGATCCAGGGCCGTGGCAATCTGGCCCTGCTTGTCGATGATGCTGCTGTCACCGACGATATTGAGAACGACCGTCCGCAGGGTATCATTCAGTTCCCACAGATCCTGGCCGAGGGTGTTCTGTACCATCGCCACCCCGAAGTCTGTAGCGTCCTGCTTGGCCAGGTCGGCCTCCTCCGCACCGAAGAACTCCCGGACTGCCTTGGCTACCGAGGTCATCAAGCCATCGAGCATTTTCACGGCTCCACCTCCACGTTTTTCGACCCCGGCAAGAGCCAACAGGCTCTCGGGCGGGTCCTCCTTCAGGCTCCCATAGAGACGCACAAGCTTCTGCGCGATCTTCTTCTTGTCATCGTCTGAGATGGAGACCCCGCCACGGGCACCGGCGAGAGCTGCGGCCGCCGCATGTACGGCGTTTCGATTGAGCGTCCCACGCGCCCCATCCGCAGATTCATAGACCGGCAACTTCCAGGTGCTCTTCTTCTCGGCATCACCCACATACAGGAAGCAAGCCGCAGGTAGATCGGTCTTGTCGACCTGGGACCAGGGCGTGTCCGAGACGGCCACCTTTTCAACCGGCGCCCGCTTGAACATGAAGAAGGGGCGATTGACCGCCCCCTTATCTACCACACTGACCGCCCACACCTCGTCGATCTCAAGCCTCTTCGCCAAGCTCGTACCTCCTCCCAACTCCCTCGATGGAGTATCCGGTATACTCGCCGGATTCGATGCGCTTCCAGACCTCCTCATTGAACTCGGAGGCCAGCACCCAGGAGCCCTTCTTGATGACGCGCTCGGTGCCATCGGGGGCAGTGACAGTAAAATCAATCGGCGCGAGGTAACTCTCAACCGGCACGGCTACCTTGTCCAGGCTGGCGTGCATCTCATTGACCAGGCGGAAATCCTTCATGAATCCATGGGCGGCTAGTTCGATGGTCTCGGCCGAGACCACGTCCTGCTGCAAGTCCTCGGTATCTGGCTCCAACACCACTGCGTATGCGATGCGCTTAACTGCGTCCCGTTTTACGATCGGGGCGTAGATGCTAACCCTGTCCATACTCTCCCCCCTGCTCCATGAAGGATTCAACCAGCTCCACCAGAAGGTGACCGGCGAAGATGTGGGCCTCTTGGATTCGAGCTGTCGTGATAGAAGGCACGACCAGGCAGTGATCCGACAGGCCTTTCAGGTCACCGCCGCCATCACCGGTGAAGGCCAGCACCACGGCGCCTTGAGCTCGAGCGGTAATGCATGCCCGAAGGACATTCAGAGAACTCCCCGAGGTGCTTATCGCCAGAAGTATGTCCTTGCAGCGAACTAAGGCTGCCACTTGGCGCTCGAACACCCGGCCGTAATTGTAATCATTGGCCAGGGCGGTGAGGATTGAAGTGTCGGTGGTGAGGGCAACGGCTGGAAGCGGATCCCGTTCTCTTTGAAACCGTCCCACGAACTCAGCCGCGATGTGCTGAGCATCGGCGGCGCTACCACCATTGCCCACGATGTAGAGGCGGCCGCCGGCCAGGAAGACGCGAGACAGGGTCTCGGCCATGGTGATCAGAACCGCGGGCTCTTCCTTGATGCGCCGGCGGAGGGTCACCCCTTCTTCGGCCGCCATGTGGATGATGGCTTGCGGTGAATCCATGGGCCGGGCCTCCCCAAATGAAAAACCCCGCGGCGTAGACCACGGGGTTCATCTGTATGAAAGACCGCTCTTACTCTGTCGGCTTATACTCCGGGTGTTTGTCTAGCCATTCTGGGGGCGGCTTCACCCCGATAACCGAAACCATTTTTCCGCTGCCCGAGACGTCCTCGGTATCGACGCGGACCTCTCCCGGGGGCGAAGAGAACATCACCTTACCGCCACTTTTCTGGATCATCGCCCCTCCATCCGAACCGTTCACGGAGGAATTTCCCCCTCTCCGTTCCCCTGAAGCTTGATGGGTCGTGCAAGAACCATCGCACTGTCTCACAGTAGTCTTCCATCTCATTTCCCATCGCATATTCCGATGGGAAGCTCTCAATAATTATACTATTTTTCGTGTCAATATGCAACTGCCGGAACAACTGTTTAGAAGCATCATCCATGCGCTCCCAGTCGATATGGGCTAATTCATGGGAAATCCATTGGCGATACAATTCCCTGTTATGAGAATTAGTATCTGGCATTGAGAAGAGGTAGACCCGCCCCCTCACGGTGTCGACGGCAGCGGGTATAAACACTCCGTCCCTTACACGCGGCGAACTCATAATAAAGAGTTCGTCGCCAAGGGCGCTGAGTTCTTTGGGAATCCCGTCCCACTCCGCTTTTGAGATATCCACCCTGGGAGATCTCAGGCCAAAAGGGGGAGGAGCTGAGTCAACACCTATCCAGAGTGGCCTTCCGGAAGATTGTCTCTCATATACCTCCACCGAATACATCGCTGGATCTGGTGGAACTTGTACCCCCCAGGTGTCTGAGGGTGGTTCGTCTCCCAGTATTTCCACGGGTGGCGGCAGGATGTTGTCGTCGACCTCCTTCAGCTCTCCGATCGACGAGTCCGACTCTTCCGGCACCTCGCCGCACCTGCACCGGATGTGGTACATGGGCCGCTTCGATGTGTCGTTGATATCGACAACCAAGCCCGCATAGGGCTGGCAGAGCGGGCAGGCGTCTGGTGCCACGCTGATGCGGACCTTGGTAACGCCATTCTGCCGGAACTCCGTGTCCCGTCCGATTGCCTGGGCCTTGGCGACCTGGTCACTGGCGATCAGTTCGAGGTTGTTGCCAACCTTTTCGAATACCTTGTCCTTGCGCATCTCCCGGGCAATCTGGATCGGGTTGATGCCGCGCTCCATGCCGCTCTGAATGTGTCGGCGCACGTCGTCGATCAGTTGCCCGGCATCCCGGGTGATGAGCCGCAGATTCTCGTCCTTGATACCCTGAACCGCGGCCTTATCGACGTCGCTGAACCAGGCTGTGCGCAGGCCCAGTTGACCGGCCGCAGTAGTCTTACCGATGTTGTAAGCGGCTGAGGGGAACCGAAGCGCCGCTGCTTTCTCGGCCTCGTACCATTCGGTGAACCACTCGAAAACCTTGTCCTGCTCCTCGGGGGTTAGGCCGTCGAATTCGAAAGGCGGTAGTTGCTTGCGCACCGACGCTTCTTCGGGGCTTATGCCGAGGATCCGGCGGAAGAACTTGTCCTCCAGTGACTTGAGTGGCCCGGTCAGGGCCTCCATGTAATCGGCCTCGAGCGCGCTCAACCGCGGGTCCCGGTACTGCTCGCCCTTGCACAGGTGAGCGATACACTCTTCTACAATGGTCAGGGCCTGGTCCACCAGAGATGCGGTCATGCCGCCAACTCCTTGAGACGAGCCCGGACGTCGACCAGGTGGTCGACGACAACCCGGAGATTCCCGGGCGCGTTTTTCTCGACACCCTCTTCGTCCTGGATGTCTTCCACCGAGGTCTCCGGCGATTGGGCGTCAATCGAGGTCAGATTGTTGGCGATGTAGTGCTTATCTCCGCCCTCGATCGGATCGAGTCCCTGGTGGGTGCGGATTTCGTTGATCGACCATACGCCGATGCGATGGTACCGCTCGGCAATTTCTGAATCCCTCACCTCGTCGGTGGTGTCGATCTCGTCAAATTTGATCTCCCAGTCATCAATGCCCAGGCCAGCCTTGCCGCGAATCAACTTGTTGTTGATGATATGCTCCAGCCGCTCTTGTTTCGGCTTGACCACCTGGAGCTTGAAGTTCTCAATCTGGGCCTCGCCGGTGCCTCCGCCAAGATTGCCGGACTCAATCAAGGCCACGAAGTGTGGGGGCACGCGGTGAATGGCCAGAACCTCTTCCCGATTAAGTTGGCGGAACCGCTGGAAAGAAGCATCCTTGATCTCGGTAGCAACTTTTTCAATGCGAAGAGAAGGCTTTGACCCCTCTTTCTGGGTCGCCTGGTCGAATACTGGCGCCGGAACTGACAAGTAGAGCGTTTTGTGAAACTTGCCCTTCAAGTCCTTATCAAAGTAGGACCTGACAATATTCTGACTGTCCTGGTCGAGCTCGTACCCCTCCGTCACCACCACCACTGCCGGAACAGCACTGTTATCAAAAAACTCGTTGTTGTATTCTTTGGCTGCTTTGTCCCCCGAGATGGTGAGGATGGCCGGCACCACCTCCGCCAAGCCGTACCAGGGAGAGAGGGGGTCATAGGAGGCAATCTTGATGACCTCGTTCGCCTGTTTCTCGTCGGGCAAATCCTCCTTGAATTCGCCGGTCTCGTTGTCCATCGTTCGGTCTTCGCCGAAATGTTTAAAGTACCGTTTCTTCCCGCCAACGATCTGGATGTATCCTTTCTCGTCCAATCGCACCCGCATGTTCACGGTCGGGATGTGAAAGAGCCCGGCAGGTTTGCCAGTGGCATCCCGGGTCACCTCAAAATATGAGGTGCCGACAGCCTCTTGGTCTAACTGCTGCCGCTCCACTACATCCAAGAATGACATCTCATCGTTGCAGGAAGAGAAAAAGGCCTCCAGTCGTTTCTTGTTGTCCTCGTGTTTGGCCAGGATAGAGCGGATTTCTTCCGCCCGATTCCTGGTCTTCTCACCTTTGGTGACGGCGCCGCCCTCAATGCCCTCAAGCTCTTGGAGCAGAGCCCGCTCATCGATGATCGACCGCAGATGATAACCCAGGCCAGCCACGCAGACAGACTTGATACGGCAACAGGCATAGTGCCAGGGATTGACCTCCATCAATTGGGCCAGTTGGGTCGGGTCGTACCGCGGAGATGCAACTTCTTTCCGAAGTTTCGACCACGGATCCTTGATCTGCCGTGAAGCTGGGGAAGTAACGGACTTCAGCAAGGTGGCTTTCCCGTACTGCTTCCCAGGTTTGCGGGCGGGGGCATCGCTCATAATGCTGCAGCCTTTCCAATCAGCGGCCCCTTGGGCCGATCGTATCGAATGGCCTCCCGGCTGAACCAGCAGGCCATGACGCAGTCAGTTGTGCTGGCCAGAGGGTGAAGTTTCATCTCGCCCACCCACACACACCAGGCGCACTGGCAGGCCGGCTGGTGCTCCGGTGCGTAGATCTCCCACGCGCCGCGACTAAACTCGACCTCCAGGGAGCCGAGCCCAACCCCCTCCTGCCACTTCTGCCTGCCAGTGGTATAGCCGATCACCGGCAGGTCTTTCGGTGCGCCAGGCAGTTGTCCGATCCACTCAAGCAAGGCCGACTGGTAGGCATTGTTCTCCACCAGGATGATCCTGCTGTGGTGGGTGCGGAAGACATCGATGACCTGGCCGGCAGTGTCGGGTGACGACCAGTTGCCGCGGCGGATATCAATTGGGATTCGAGCGCCGGTCGGCTTCAGCGCGATTGTGAAGATGACATTGCCCTTCCGGGCGGCGCTCGACAGGTCGACCCCGGTATAGCGGGGCCAAGCCGGATCTACGGTGGCCGCTGGGTTGCCATGCAAGACCTGAGCCTCAAATGAAGGAAAAGTGAGTTCTTCGTCCGTGTACGCCTGCTGCTTGTACCCGCGGGCGAAGATTCTCTCTCCCAACTCCACCTGCTTGTCCCGTAGGGCTGACGGCCCCAGCGGCGGATCCCAGAGTGGCAAGCGGATGATCGGCGAGTCCATTGATCACCTTCGCCTCCAGACAGGTGAGGTCGTCGCTCACTGCCACCCAGAGGAAACAGAAGCGGGGATTCTTGACCAAGTCATGAGTGGCGTCGTCCTTGTGCCAGCAGGTAGCCACGTAGATGCAAAATCCGCCAGGTTCAAGGCGGCTCAACCAGGTCTTTACGGTGTCCACTACCTTGGGGCGCAGTGACGGCTCCAGGATAGCATTCTTCTCGTCGACTGGGTCGTCGAAGATCAGGATGTTGCATCGGCCGCCCATGGCGCTGGAGAAGATGCCCCAGGCCTCCAGGCTGGCGTCCTTGCCCCTGGACTTGCGTTCGACCAGCAGTACATGGTCGGACCATTTCTCTTTCGAGCGGCTGCCCATGCGTGCACGCGGGCGAAGGCCCGGGAACACCCGGCGCAGGTCCGGATCGCGCTCGATATAGCCCCGAACCGCTATCAGTCGCTTTCGAGCATTCGGGTCCGTATTGCAGACAAGCATGATCCGCGATTCGGGGTCGCGGCCCAGATACCAGATGGGCCGGGCAATTGCAATCTGCTCGGTCTTACCGTGCCCCCAGGGTGCCACGATTCCGGCATGGACTCCGTGCGCCTGGCACCAATCGATGTGAGCCTGGATGAGGCGATGGAGTTGGGCCTGGCGGATCCGCAGGGTAGTGTTGGAGTCCTTGATCACGAATTCGGCGAAGGCATTGATGTCGCCAGCGCGCGCTCTCTCGGCCTTCTCCTCCTCAAGGAGCCAGATCAGCTCCTCCTCCTCGGCGGGCGTTAAGCTCATCGATCCTCGCCCTCCGCTCCTCGGGGGTTAACTGGGAGGTTTCTACTGGGCCACCATCTGGGCCAGACACTTCCACCCGCCGAGGCGCATCCAGCCCCAGCAGGGTGCAGCGTCGTTTGATGCACCACTGCACACCGGCGAGGAACTGAGGATTCCCGTCCCTGTCCTCGCGCTTGATGTTCGCCTTGGTGCGGGCCTTGGCTCCCTCTTCCTTCTCGCTTTCCTGGATCTGTTTCTGCTTCCGGGAATCCAGCCAGGCATCCCAGTAGGTCCGCTCCAGCTGATCAATCCTGGCGAGTTCGCGGGCCCTGACCTTGTCGAAGTTATATAGGGCGGAGTCCATCCAGCGCTGCTCGATTGCCTGTAGGTCGCGCGAGATGGTGGTTTGGTTGAGGTTAAACTGCTTTGCTATTTCGGCCTG